CGTTCGCGGGCCGCTGCGACATACCGAACTGGACTCGTATCCAAACCGGCAGCGCGCCCGCAACCCATCGAGCCCCGAACGGAGCGCCAACCCTGGGCGTCGGCTGGCGGGTAAACCAGCCGATTCTTTCTCGTGTACTCACACGACAGGGAGAGACGCGACGGCAACGCCCAGCCGGGGCAGATCAATCCCGGTTGCCCGATGGGCGCATTTACTTCGGACAATCCACAGAGAACCCGAGCCATGACTACTGTAGAAGGATCTAGAAAGCGCCAGAAGACCGGTGGCCGCGTCAAAGGCACGCCCAACAAGGTAAACCACGAGTTCCGCGAAACCGTGCGCAAGCTGCTGGACGACAACGCAGAGAACGTGGGCACATGGATCACGCAGGTTGCCGAGGGCCACGGCGAGAACAAGGCCGATCCTGCTAAGGCGCTGGACCTTCTCGCCAAGCTGGCTGAGTTTGCAGCTCCGAAGTTGGGGCGGGTGGAGCATGTGGGCGATGCAGACAAGCCCGTGCGCCTGGCGTTCTCATGGGAGAAGTGACGAAGCGGGTGGTCATTCGGTACAAGCCGCGTGACGCATTCAAGCCGTACCACGATGCGCCGCAGCGGTTTGTATTGACGGTTGCCCACCGAAGGGCCGGAAAGACGGTGGCGCGGATCAATAAGCTGATCCAGCGTGCGGCCATGTGCGACAAGCCAAGTCCGCGCTTTGGCTATCTGGCGCCGTACTTCGTGCAAGCGAAGGACATTGCCTGGGCCTACCTGAAAGAGTACAGCGCGCCGATATTGGACATTGGCGGGAAGGTCAACGAATCTGAATTGTCCGTCACCTTCGGGCACAACGGCGCGGTGATTCGGCTGTATGGCGGCGATAACGCTGAGCGGATGCGTGGGCTGTACTTTGATGGCTTGGCCGCAGATGAGGCGCAGGACATTCGCCCATCGGTTCTGACGCAGATCATCCTGCCAGCCTTGGCTGATCGCCAGGGGTGGTTGGATCTGTCGGGCACGCCCAAGGGATGGGGCAATCTGCTAGGCGCCACATACCAGCGCGCCCAGCACGACCCGGCCTGGTTTGTTCAGGTGCTCAAAGCCTCACAGACCGGCCTGATACCGCCTGAGGAACTGGCGCAGTTGAAAGCGGCCATGCCAGATAACGAATACCTGCAGGAGTTCGAATGCTCCTTTGATGCGGCAATCACCGGGGCTTACTACGCCAAGGAACTGTCCCAGGCAGAAGAAGATGGGCGCATCAGCAATGTGCCCTATGAGCCTTCGGTTCGGGTGCAGACATTCTGGGATTTGGGTATTTCGGACAGCACGGCCATTTGGTTTGCCCAGGTGGTCGGGCGTGAGGTAAGGGTTATCGACTACTACGAGGCCGCAGGGCATGGCCTGGACCATTACGCCCGCGTGCTCAGTGAAAAGCCGTACACCTACGACCGCCACTGGGCGCCGCACGATATACAGGTGCGAGAACTGGGCAGTGGCAAGAGCCGCCTGGAGGCTGCTGCAAGCCTGGGCATTCGTTTCGACATGACGCCAAACATCGGCATAAAAGACGGCATTGACGCGCTGCGGATGCTGCTGCCCAAATGCTGGATCGACGCCAGAAAGTGCGCGACCGGCTTAGACGCCCTCAAGCAGTACCGCGAAAAGATGGACGACAAGCGCGGGGTTGCCCTCGGCCCGTTGCACGACTGGACCAGCCATGCCGCAGACGCCGCCCGCTATATGGCGGTGGCCCTGCAAGAACAGACGCAGACCAAACCCCGTAATCAACCAATCATTTCCTGGATGGGCTAATGAGCGACAAAGACACCCTTGCTGAGGCGCTGGAGGAATTCCGCCTGTCGGAAGACTCCGAGGCCGAAAACCGCAAGCAGTGGCTGGACGACATCAAGTTTGCGCGCCTGGGCGAGCAGTGGCCCGATGGTGTGAAGCGCCAGCGTGAGCTGGAAGGCCGCCCGTGCCTCACCATCAATCGCCTGCCTGCAATGGTCCGATCGGTGTTGAATGATGCACGCCAGAACAAGCCCGCCATCAAGGTGCATCCTGTGGACTCGGGAGCCAAGCGCGAAACGGCTGAGATTTTGAATGGCCTGATCCGCAACATCGAATACACATCGGGCGCAGACATTGCATACGACACCGCGCTTGACCACGCTGTAACAGGCGGGTTTGGCTATTTCCGCATTTCCACGGATTACGCATGTGATGACCAATTCGACCAGGACATCCTGATCGAACGCATTGCCAATCCGCTGACGGTGTACGGCGATGAAAACAGCACCTGCGCTGATTCCAGCGACTGGAACAAGGCTTTCACGACCGACCTTTACACCGAAGAGGCGTTCAACAAGCGCTGGAAAGGCGCTTCCAAAGCCAATTGGGAGGTCGATTACAAAGACATGCCCAGCGGCTGGCGCGACGGTGACCTGATCCGTGTTGCCGAGTGGTGGAGACGCACAGAAGTCCCGGCAAAGCTGCTCAAGCTATCCGATGGGATGGTGCTCTATGAGCCCGAATACCTGAAGATCAAAGATCTGCTCGACGCACAAGGCATCAGCGTGGTGGAGATGCGGGACACCAAGACGTACAAGGTCACGCAGCGCATCATGTCGGGGGCGGAGATTCTGGAGACGAACGACTGGGCGGGCAGATACATCCCCATCATCCCGGTGTACGGAGACGAGGTGAACGTCGAAGGCAAGCGGCATTGGATCAGCCTGGTGCGCTGGGCCAAAGACCCGCAGCAGATGTTCAACTACTGGCGCACCGCCAGCACTGAGCTGGTTGCCCTGGCGCCCAAGACGCCATTCATAGGCCCTAAAGGCGCGTTCAACACCGATCAGGAGAAATGGGCCACGGCTAACGCGGTGTCACATCCGTACATCGAATACGACGGCGGCATTCCGCCACAGCGTCAGCCATTTGCCGGACCGCCTGCCGGTGCGTTGCAAGAGGCGCTAAATGCTTCGGATGACATGAAATCGGTCATGGGCATCTACGACGCTGCGCTGGGTGCAAGGAGCAACGAAACCTCAGGCCGCGCCATCCTGCAGCGCCAGCGAGAGTCCGACACTGCGACGTTCAACTACATCGACAACCTGTCCCGCGCCATCAAGCATGCAGGCCGGGTGATTATCGACTTGATCCCGAAGGTTTACAGCGCGCCGCGCATCATCCGCGTGATTCATGAGGACGGCACAAACGAATCTGTGCCTATCAATCAACCGTTCATCCCCGACCAGGCCAAGAGCCCACAAAGCCAGCAGTACGAGGCTGGCAAAGATCAGGAGACCGTGGAAGGGCTGACCAAGATTTTTGATGTCACCACCGGCAAATACGATGTGACCTGTGAGGTTGGCCCGGCCTTTAGCACCAAGCGCGAAGAAGCAGCGGCACAGATGATGGAGTTGGGCCGCATGTTCCCGCCCATGATGCAGGTTGCTGGCGATCTGCTGGTCAAGAACCTTGACTGGCCAGGCGCAGATGACATCGCCGACCGGCTTAAGGCCATGCTCCCCCCGCAACTGCAAGGCCAGTCGCCACAAGTCATGCAGATGCAGCAGCAGATGCAGCAGATGGACCAGATGGCGAAACAAGCCGTTGGGCAACTGCAGCAACAACTACAGGGGCTGCAGCAACAACTGCAACAGGCGCAGAGCAAAGACCAGCAAGCCCAGTTGGACAAGGCCATAGATGCGAAGAAGCTGGAAATAGATGAATTCAACGCGGTGACCAATCGCATGAAGGTCATCGGCCCGGCCATGTCGCCGCAGGACATCCAAGCGCTTGTACTGCAGACAGTGCGGCAGGCGCTTGCGCCACCAGATGGATCGGCGCCACAACCCATGCAACCGCCTCAGGGCGGTTTTTTTATGCCCGGCGAACAGCCCCCGCCAGTCATGCCGCAAGGCTAATTTTGGGGCCGCGCATCGCTGAGAAGCGACCGCAGGAGACGCAATGTCAACAGAGCAGGAACAACCCTCCGGGGATTCCCAGGTGCAGGAAGACCAGGACGTAGGCACCACGTCCAGCGAACCAGAAGTCGTGCTGACCGAATCGGGCGAACTCGAATTAGCCGAGCAATCCGAAGGTGAGGAAGACGAGCTTGAAGAAGACCTCGATGGGGTCAAGGTTCGTGGCAAGAAAGAGGCGATAGAACGCCTCAAGGCTGAGCGCCTGATGCAAGCGGACTACACCCGCAAGACTCAGGAAGCCGCAGAGATTCGCAAGGCTGCAGAAGCCGAGCGGGAATCTGTGCAGAAAGCTCGCCAGTTTGAGCAGGAGAACCTGGACATTGTGGCCGACCTTCGGGCGTCACAGCGGGAAATGCAGCACCTGCAGCAAGTCAACTTGCAGCAGCTGAGCGATCAAGACCCGGTGCAGGCTCAAAAGCTCATGGTACGCATGCAGCAGCTGCAAGCCTTTCAGGCACAGGCGCAAGGCGTACTCACGCAAAGACACCAGGCATTCCTCCACGCGCAACAGCAAGAAGCTGCACGGCAACTGGAAGAGGGTCGCAGGGTCTTGCAGCGTGACATCCCCGGCTGGGGGCCTGAGATGGCGGCCAAGCTCTCGCAATTCGCGCTAGCCAATGGCTACACGGAAGCGGAAGTGGCTGCCATTCGCTCGCCCGCCATGGTTCGCAGTTTGTACCGCGAATACCAGGTAGCCGAGGCCAAGAAACAAGCCACCAAACGCCCAGTTCAGGTACAGGCGGCGCCGGTCACTCGCGTGAATACCGCGAGCAAGTCCAAGGCGGCGATTGACCCGGACAAGCTCCCCCCGGAGCAGTGGCTCAAGTGGCGAAACGCTCAAGTCAGCAAGCGATAGCCTTTTTCAAACCTTAACGCCGAGAGGCGCCAGGAGCCAACATGCCCAACAGCATTCTTACCCCCACCGCAGTGACCCGCGAGGCGCTGCGCATCCTTCACCAAAAGCTGAACTTCGTCGGTCGCATCAAGCGTGACTACGACGATTCTTTCGCCAAGACCGGCGCAAAGATCGGCGATTCGCTGAAAATCCGCCTGCCCAACGAGTACACCGTGCGGACCGGTGCGACGCTGAGCGCGCAGGACACCTCGGAAATTAGCACCACGCTGCAAGTCGCCACACAAAAGGGCGTTGACCTGAACTTCACTTCGGTTGACCTGACCCTGAGCCTGGATGATTTCTCCAAGCGCATTCTGGACCCTGCCATGTCGGTGCTTGCCGCCAACATCGAGGCTGACGCCCTGAGCATGATGCTGGACGTTTACAACAACGTGAACAACATCGGCTCGGCCATCTCCTTTAAGCGCCTAATGGAGTCGCGCAAGGTGTTGAATGACAACCTGGCGCCGATGGACAACGACCGCACGGTGCTGCTGAACACCAACGACAACGTCGATCTGGTGGACGCGCTCAAGGGCCTTTTCCAGGATTCGTCAGCGATCAAGGAGCAGTACCGCGAGGGTTCGATGGGTCGTACCGGAGGGTATGACTTCTACGAAAACACACTGATCGGCAACCATGCGACCGGGACAGCACTCGCAGCCACCACCTACACCGTCAATGGCGCGGTGACTACCAACGGCTCCACCTCCGTGGTGGTTGCGACGGGTGCGACGACCTTCAAGAAGGGCGACATCATCACCTTCGTGGGTTGCAACCGCGTACACCCTGAATCCAAGGCTGATACCGGCGTCCTGCAACAGTTCGTTGTGACCTCCGACTACGCTGGCGGCGCGGGTACGCTGAACTTTGCGCCTGCGATCTACACCTCTGGCGGTCGCCAGAACGTGGTGGCAGCGGGTATCGCCAACGGCGTGGCCATCGCCAAGGTGGGCGGCGCTTCGGCGATCTACAAGCCTTCGCTGGCCTTCCACAAGGATGCGTTCGCTTTCGCTACGGCTGATCTGATCATGCCCGGCGGCGTGGACTTCGCATCACGCCAAGTTCTGGATGGTATTTCCATGCGGATCGTGCGCCAGTACGACATCAACAACGACAAGTTCCCTTGCCGTCTCGATGTGCTGTACGGCTACAAGACCATCCGCCCGCAGCTTGCCTGCCGCATCCTGAGCAACTAAGCACGACTCCCCCGCTTCGGCGGGGGTTTCTTTTGGAGGACGCATGTTCCTGGAATACCCCAAGGGCCTGAGCAAAGGCGACGACTGGGTGATCGTTCACAACGCGGAGGAAGAAGCCATGGCACGCAGCAATGGATATCGATTCGCCAGCGATGAGGACGAACCCAAGGCAGAGCCAAAGCGCAAACCAGGCCGTCCCCCAAAGGTTAGCGCATGAGCATCACCAACTACAGCGAGTTGCAAGCCGCTGTGGCTGCGTGGCTCAAGCGCAGCGATCTGACTGAGCGCATTCCAGACTTCATTCGACTGGCCGAAATCCGGTTGAAATCTGTTGTTGACCTGCGCACCCTGGAGACAACGGCGGATTTGCTGACCACGCCCAGCAGCGCCACCATTGCACTGCCAAGCGACTACAAAAGCCCTCTGGCCTTGTGGATTGCGGACATAAACCCGCAGGAGCAACTGAACCAGCTCCTGCCGCAGTCGATGCCCTACAACACGACGCCAAACCGTCCGCAATACTGGTGCATTGACGACCACACGATTCGGTTCCAGTGCCCAGCGAACAACACGTACCCAATCAAATTCCGGTACTCGCAGTTGTTTGAACTGTCGGACGCAAACACGACAAATTACGTCCTCTCGGACTTTCCTGATGTCTACCTGTTCGGCGCCCTGTTTGAGGCTGCTGATTTCGTCATGGACGACAAGAACGCAGCCAAATGGAACTCCAAGTTTCTGGATGCGGTGCAGCGTTGCAACAACCAAGAAGCCAGCAACAACAAGAACGTTCCATTGATGACTGAGTTTGCAAAAACATCACGGCAGCGCTTCAACATTTTCCGGGGGTGGTAATGCCAATCGAAAGCGCAAGCTACATCAACCAGCTCAATCCAGACTATCCACAAGACGTGGATATGAAGATGGAGGGAGCTGCACAAATTCGCCTTACCAAGCTCGTCAACAAAAACAGCTTTCCGAATGTCGGTGGCCCAGTCACTGCAAGCCACATTGCCCTGTCCCAAGTAGGCGTCACACAACCCCCCACGGATAGCAGCACCAAACCCGCATCGACGGCCTACGTCCAGCAAGCACTGACCAATGCGGCCCTTTCTGGGCAAATCCCTGGCCTGGTTGGCAATTCAAAAAAGCTGCTGGGCGTCAGTACAGACGAAACCTATGTGGAGTGGGTTGGGCGCCCGAGTGTCGTGCGTGTCAGCAAGTCGGCTGCGTACACCATCACTGCCGCAGACACAGGCAACCTGATCGACTGCACTGGAACATGGACCCTCGGGTTTGACGCTGTCGCAACGCTTGGGGCCACCTTTGCCTGCTACGTGCGCAACTACGGAACCGGGACGATCACCGCCGACCCCAACGCGTCGGAAACGATTGACAGCATAACCTCCGGGACCATCCCGCCAGGCATGACCCTGCTGATTATTTGTGACGGCACCGCACTCTATTGCGTGCGGGTCGGCCCACGCGTTGCAGTCTCTGTGCTGACATCCGGAACCAGCGGGACGATTCCATTGGGTGTACGCAACATCCGCGTCAGGGTTCAAGGCGCGGGTGGCCGTGGCACATCGGGGGCCATGTGCGGAGCGTATTCAGAGGCGTTTATCAACGTGACGCCGGGCGCGTCGTACACGTATGCCATCGGGGCGGCAGCTACGACAAACGGCCCAGGTGGAGACACCACGCTCACGATGGGCGGCCGCGCCATCACCTGCAAAGGCGGGACCCAATCGCAATCGAGTTTCGTGACGGCGACTGGTGGCGACATCAATATCGCCGGCTCAGTGTCGAACACTTGGCCCGTGGCATCCCCGCTGGGTGCAGGTGGCAGTTCAAGCACCAGCGCGGCAGGATTTGGCGGTGCGAGTTCGGATGTCAGTAGCGGTGCGGGCGTGATCGTTCTGGAGTATTGAGCATGGCAACACACATCATCATCGGCGGCGTTGTCGCCAACACCATCAACGCAACGGTCCAAGAATCCCGGGCTGTGTACCCCGATGCGGTCTGCATCCCTGCAGACATCGGGGCCATCGGCTGGCTGTGGGATGGCGAGGCACTGACGCCGCCGCC